AGACGTTCGATGGAGATTCGTCACCGATAATCATATCTAAAATGTCGTCCATTGTTAAAATGTGGATTACCCAGTTATTTAGGATAAATATAAAAAAACAATTTTTTATGATGGTTACCTTGAATGGGATTCCACATGTATATTGCTTTACACTACCAGATAAGGTGGACAGGCATGAGTACATGAAAAATCAATTCAATCATTACAACATAAACTACTCTATGGTTGTAATGAGAGATGATAATATTTTGCATAAACTAAGTCCAGGTCATTCTGAAAAAGCATCAACTAGATGTCTGGCATACAATTGTTATTTAATAGATACCCTTAAAAATTGGTACTCTGAATCTAAAGATGAGTATGTAATTTTAATGGAAGATGATTATGACCTTAGTCTTATTGATCTGTGGCACTTCTCTTGGAAGGATTTGATTAATCGACTTCCATATGATTGGGATTGTCTCCAAATGGGATTTGAGTGTGAAGATAAGATTAGATTTTATCTTCATCCAATTGAACCCAATTATTCAACTGGTCCTTCTCTATTAAGAAGAAGTTACGTTGAAAAGTTAATATCACTATTTTTTGATGGTACTGGTTATAATTTTAAAGGAACCGTTGCAAATGCATACTATTTAAATAGAGATTCTGGAATAAATGACAACAAATACTTTATAGATCTTGCGGGAACACCAGACTATTTTATATGCCAATGTGGAAAAACTTACTCATTACCTTTGATGCCATGCAACCCTCTTCTTGAAGGTGCATCTCATAAAGGAGGTTGGCACCCAATGACGACATTTATTTTTTGCTATGAAGCATATTATGAATGGTGGACTCATGATAGAGATAAGTTTACTCTAGATGAATTTTTTTCATATGGAAAAAATAATGACATATTAATGGAAAGAGACATCAGTAGGTGGAACTCTAAATATTTTGAGGATAAGTATAAAACTCTACATCAAAAACTTATATGAAAAACATATACTTCATTCAACCACAATATAGTGTCAACGTAAGAGACACTAAAAATTATTGGATGCCATATAGTGTTGCTTGCTTGTGGAGCTACTGCAAAGAATTCAATGATATCAAAGAATCTTATGAGTTAAAAGATATTGTTTTTAAAAGAGAAAAACCAGAAGATCTTTTAAGTAGATTAGAAGATCCAGTAATATGTGCATTTAGTTGCTACTTGTGGAATGAGCAATATAATCTACATGTTGCCAAACTAATCAAAGAGAAATATCCAAATTGTATTATTGAATTTGGTGGACCACAAGTTACTACAAAAATGATGGATGAAAATCCATTTATTGACTGTGTTATACTGGGAGAAGGTGAAGAAGCATTTTTAAAATTACTTAGAGATATAAACTCTGGAAATAAAATTGATAAAGTTCATCAACGTCAAAGACTAAATGATCTAGAATTTAAGAGTCCATATCAATCAGGTGTTTTTGATTGGTTGTCTGAAAAAAATCCAGATGTTATATGGGCAGCAATCTTAGAAACAAATAGAGGGTGTCCTCACAGATGCACGTTTTGTGACTGGGGTGGAACAACAATGAGTAAAATTAATAAGTTTGGATTGGAAAGAGTTGCTGAAGATATTGAATGGATTAGAACAAATAGGGTTGCATACGTTCTATGCTCGGATGCTAATTTTGGAATTTTTAAAGAACGTGATATTGAAATTGCAAAAATGTTGCGTAAAGCAGCAGAGAATAGTTTGATGCTTGACAATATTGATCTTCAATATTCCAAGAACTCAAATGAAGCTGCTTTTGAGATAGCACAAATTATGGGAGAATACTCTCGTAGAGGAGTTACTTTGAGTGTTCAAAGTATGAACATGCCAACCCTAAAAGCAATTAAAAGAAAAAACCTTCATGTAAAAGATATTGCTGGGCATGTTGATCTTGCTAAAAAGTATAATGTAAAACTATATACGGACTTGATTCTTGGAATGCCTGAGGAGACTGTGGATTCTTGGAAGGATGGTATTGACCTATTAATGGAAAATGGACAACATTTTTCTGTCGATTCTTGGTTTTGTCAAGTGTTTGAGAATGCAGAACTTGGAAGTGAGTTTAGTAGAAAGACTTATGGTATAAAAACTGTTAAGGCAGAAGATTATATTTCATTCTGCAATGATGAGTTTGATGACACTAAAGAATATATTGAGCTCATTCGCGCAACCGACACGATGACAGAAGATGAATTTTTTGATGCCCATATGTTCTCGTGGATAACAATTAAATTTCATTATGTTGGGTATACTCAAATACTATCAAAATACTGTAGACATGTGTTGGGAATGAGTTATAGAAAGTTCTACGAACTATTATATGATTACACTATGAATGACTCTGGATTCCTGGGTATTGAATTCAGAGAGTATTTAAAAGCAATCCGAGAATATTTTGCAACTGGGAAAGTTCCTAAGAACCATTCAAGTGGTCATGGACTTGGTGTTGGTATGCCTAATGATACCCTATCAAAATTTGAAAACAAAGAAAAAATTCTAGACTTTGTTAAAAAATTTGCTGACAAAGTATTGAATATTGATGATGATGTATTTGATATTCAAAAGAAATTCATGTATGATCCTGATGTAGACTATCCTTGTGTATCTACTTTGCCTTTTGATTTAGATACATGGGATAAAAAAGATACGGATTATTCTATAGAAAATGAAAGAACAGAAGAAGAAAGATATAATTTATTTGTGATTAAACGTAAAGATCTAACAAAGAACACTTTGGTAAAAGTATGAGAAACTTATACATGTTCCAACCGCAGTATGCGGTAGAAGTCAGAAAGGAAGACACGTATTGGTTACCGTATAGTGTTGGATGTCTTTGGGCATATTGTATGCAATATGAAGATGTTTCTAGTGGATATGACTTAAAAGATTTTATTTTTAAAAGAGAGAACCCAGAAGAACTTGTTGCAAGATTAGAAGATCCAGTAGTTTGTGCATTTAGTACTTACATTTGGAATGAACAATATAATTTACACGTTGCTAAGTTAATAAAAGAAAAATATCCACATTGTGTCATAGAATTTGGTGGACCTCAAGCAACCGAGAAACTTGCAAAATATGACTTCATTGATTGTATTATTATCTCTGAAGGTGAGCAATCATTTTTAGATCTTCTTAGGAAGATAATAATGCATGAACCTTATGAAAGAATCTATAAAAAAGAGAGGATAGAAGATCTGGAATTTCAAAGTCCATATCAATTGGGAGTATTCAATAAAATAATTGCAGATAATCCAAATGTCCTTTGGTCTATGACAATAGAGACCAATAGAGGTTGTCCGCATAGATGCACTTATTGTGACTGGGGTGGAATGACATACCAAAAAGTCAAACACTTTGAATTAGATAGAATCAAACAAGATATTAACTGGGCAGCAAGACATAATGTTGGTTTCATATTCAATGCAGATGCAAACTTTGGAATGTTTAAAGAGAGAGATCTTGAGATTGCCAAACTCTTCAGAGATGCAGCAGATCGTGGTAAAATAGAAGCAATTAATGTTCAATATTCAAAGAACTCAACCGAAGTTATCTTTGAAATTGCTAAGATTCTTGGTGATATTAGTAGAGGGGTAACACTTAGTGTTCAGAGTATGAATGAACCAACTCTTAAATCAATTAAGAGAAAGAACATGAGTATTAATAAAATCTCTGAGCAAATCGAGAAGAGTAAAAAATATGGAGTAAAAACATACACTGAATTGATACTTGGATTGCCAGAAGAGACTTTAGATTCCTGGAAAGATGGATTTGCTCAGATACTTGAGTGTGGGCAACATGAATCTATTGACGTTTGGTTCTGTCAAATGTTTGGTGATACTGATTTAAACAGTGCTCTGTCAAGAGAAGTTCATGGTATTAAAACTATCAAAGCAGAAGACTATATGTCCTTCAGTAAAGATGATCATGGCATTAAAGAAGTCATTGAGTTGATTTCAGAAACCAACACAATGACTAATGATGAACTTATTGAAGCGTATCTTTACGGTTGGTTAGTTATTCAATTCCATATTGCTGGATATACTCAACTTGTAGCTAAACATCTCAATAGTCTAGGAGTAGGATATAGAACTTTTTATGATACCTTATTTGAGTATATAAAAAATGATACTGGTATTATTGGTGATCATTATAGGGAGATTGAGAGATCAGTATCATACTATATGAAAACTGGTAAGATCCTAGATCAAGGGAAGCATGGACATACTCTTCATGCTGCAAGTTTTGCATTTATGTTTAGAAATAAGCAAAGTATATTTGATATCTTGTCGAATCTTAGTTTAGTTGATAAAGATATTTTAAAGCTTCAAAAAGCTTTTATTTTTGATGAAGATACTCAGTATCCATATCAGTTAGATTGTGGAACTGACAAATATACTGTAGATACTGAATTTAAAGAATTTGACAGAAATGATCCTCACACTGTTTTTATTTTGAGGCGTAAAGGTTTGTTAAAGAATCAACTGTGTAAGGTTTAAACGCTTCTACTGCTTCATCCCATAAGATTCTTCTCTCATATGGCGTATTTTTATCCATCAGTGCAATAGTAATAGTAAATCTTTTATTATCTGTTGGATTGTGTGAACTATGAAGAGGACCTACGTTTACTAAACTAGGAGTAGATACGTCTGCTTCATACTCTAAAGTTGAATACTGCTCTCTTGTTACTAGAACCTGTCCATGATAGTGGTCATTAGTTCTATCACCCACATTATATTCACTTCGCTCTGGGATTTGTGTAGAACAAACTTGTTCTGCACTGGTGCTGACTCTCATCACCATATCAGATTTCCACCATCTCATGGTGCTACCTTCACCACCAAATTGAAAGATTAACTTTGCCCAGTCAGCATAATAAACATTATCAGAATGAATTACACCATCATCATGTGGTGGAGTATAGAAAAATTCAATCCATGTAGAGGTAAATCCCATACTCTCTAACCATGGTTTTATCTTATCATTACCAAGATCTTTAAAATCCAGTTGTTTGTGAAATTCTGGCCAACGTATTCCTTCTGTACGATATTTTGATATATCAATATTGGGGACATAATCCCCAATATCCAAAAATCTATGATATAAATTCATAATTAGACTATTTCAGGTGCCTCTGTGCTTCCTCCATCTTTTGCTCCATCAAGATTAGGTTCTTGAATGGGTTCTCCTAAATCTTCACCACCAGCAGGAACTGGTTCTCCAGTTGCAGGATCAATTGGTGCATTAGGATCAGGAATAATTCCTGCAGCAATTTCTTGTTTAATTAATTTATCTTGTTCAATGATTTCTTCATCAGTTTGACGAAGAATCTTACGGCGGACATAATCTTGAGAATAATACTTACCAATGTAAGGTTCTGCAGTTGCAGCAATATTCAATCTCTCAGTCATCAACTCTGCATCCTTGAGTTCAGAGAAGTGATTATCATAAAGGAAATCATATTGAATATGCTCGGACATTGTATTCCAATCTTCTGGAGATACAATGTTCTTGAGAATCAACTGAGTTTTGAGAAGATCATTGAACATAGCAGAGAATCTCTTTCTCAGTCGTCCAACAAACTTAGTAAACTTCAGCTCATCTCTCAGAATCTCAGAAGAGCGACCAAGATTAAAACCTTCTTGACCACCAATTCTGGATGTAGGAACGTTCAATGAACGATAAAGTTTTTCTTGGAAGTATTTGATATCAGACAATTCTCCAAGATTTTGACCTCCAGGAAGAGTTGAGATCTCTGTTCCACGACCACCTTCACGTCTAGGAAGCCAGAAGTCTTCCAACATGGACATGTATTTCTTGTCGTCACGAATCTCTCCTGTGTTTGCATCGTATACGAGTTTGTTACGATATCTCATCATCACATCACGAAGATATTGTTCTGCCTTCATCTTGGGAAGGTTGCCAACATCAATGTAGAAGATACGACGCTCAGGTGCTCTACTCAAACGATAGATAACCAAAGAATCTTCAATCATACGAAGTTGATTGAGACCTTTGATTGCCTTATGAAGATATGAGAGGGTAAGATTTTTATTACGATCTACAAGACCAGAAGTGCAGTATGTGATAGAATCTTTTGCAAACTTGATTCCTTGAGATGCTTGATTAGATCCTCTGTTTGCAATAGAACCAATCTGACTAGTAGATTGATTGTAAATAAAGTATTCTTGAATATCTGGGAATCCTGCATCTTTAGGATCCTTCTCAGCATTTGGTTGATATCTAATATCTTCCTTCTTTTGCTTACCTGCTTGACGAATAAAACGCATTTTTAATGCGTCAATATATCTTAGTTCTTGAATACCATCACTAGGATTTTTGAGATCAATTACTTTGTGATAGTAAAGTCTGCCATCTACATACCAATTTCTGTAGATCTCATGTGCTTTTTTATCAAAGTCAAGTAATTCAAGGAGATATTTGAATTCTTCTCTAATTTTTTTCTTAAGACCATCACTTGCATTCAGATTGGACAATTCAATCTGAACAGGACTATCATTAGTATCGCTTACAATTGCTTCGTTAACAATATCCTCAATCGCACCATCCACTTCTGGATGTAATGCCATCTCTCTATAACGCTTAATCAGATCATATTCAGATCTGTAGACACCCTCAATGTCAACATAAGAACCAAAAAATCCACTCGTCAGATAATGATCTACCCCGTCCTCATTATTTTGAGGAACGGGGGAGACTGCACCTTTCGGCTTATTATCACCATCTTCGATGGAAAAACCAAATAATTTCGCCATTATAATTTGGGCGTAAAACTGTTAGTACTATTTATTATACAACAAATAGTACTAACTTATATCAGGAGATTACTGTCGCTGTTTGATCTCCAGTCTCACCTGCTGTCCAGTATTGAACTTGGAAGTCAACTGTAAACTCTTCTGGAGTATCGGTCGATTCATAGGACAGATCAATCTGACCAACATTAGTTGGGAAGATATCATAGAACTTGTAGGTTCTCAGAGGATTCTCATATTGAGTTGCCTCTCCACCATGACCAGTAGATTCTTTGCTGATACCTCTACCAAGTTGATGGACAAATGCATCAACCATGTAAGAACTTGGGTTGGTAGCGCCAGTTGCGTTATCCAACTTACTCAGCATATTCATCCACAGTTCCATTGCTGTGCGGATTCTGAAGTCCTCATCATTGATGATGGTTACAGTCCACACATCGAAGGTACGGTCTCCCGCAACCTTCAAGACTCGTCCTCTAAATGGGATTTCGATTTGAGCAACATTAGAAGCAGGTAATGCTGCTGCCTTTGCCATGAAGCTGAACTTCTCTCTAGTTTCGTTGTCCCAACTTCCCGCCACGAAGGCGGGGAAGCTTGGAATCTCAACCTCAAATAGGTTGGGTCTAGCAGCGCCACCTGCTAATTTGGATTTAAAGGCGCTGATAGTTCTGATGTCTCGTGCCATTTGTTAGGTTCCTCCGTTGTTTATATTATCAAATAGATCAGACTCTACCAGCGACTTCTTCAAAGGAGACGCCAGTTCTGGTAGCAACAAACGTCAGTGTGACGTAGTTAATCGACTTAGCAGGCTTCAGGAAGATGTCTGCTCTGAATTCATTGTTATCAATAACATCAGGTGTGTTATTGGTCTCATCACAAATAACGAGATAATCATAGATTCCGCGCTTTGCTTGAACATCGCGGAGATATGGTTCAACAATATTTACAAAATTAGATCTTGTAATTTGATCGTTGAACTCAAAGAGTTGTGCTTCCGCTGCTCTCTGCAGAGATTGCTCAACTGTGAGGAACAAGCGGCGAACATTGATTCTATCGAACGCAGACGCATATGCGAGAGCGGTCTTATCACCAAAGAGAATTACACCTGCACCTTGCTGATTAATAACAGAGTTAATTCTTGAAGAATACAGTGCATCTCTTTGTGCCTTATCGGGATTATATGCAAGTTTGATTGCATTCTTGATGACACCTCTTTGCTGACCCGCTGGAGAGAACCATGGGTATGCAATGATATTGGTGCGGCACATCAGACCAGCAATATCTCCGTTACATGGTATGTAACGGAATAGATTATTAAATCTATCATATGTGTACTTATAACCACTATCAAAGATTGCATAAGAAGAGGAGGAAAGTGGTCCAAAGAACTCAAGAAGATTGTTGGTCTGTACAACAGGATTTGTAAGATCCACAACAGATGCTCTGTGTGGGGAGATCACTGCAACACAATCTTTTCTTCCATCTGCAATGGAGATAAGTCTATTTGCTTTTGCTTGCGAATCGCTAAGAGAATCGCAACCAGGACCCATGATCAGATAATCAACGGCAACATCTTCCTTGTTATTGAATAAGTCATATGCAGTAATGACATCTCCAAGGGATGCTTTAAGATTACCTTGAGTGGTGTAGTTAGTTCCACCTTCAAGAGTATAAGTTACTCCACCAATAGAACTAAACTTTCTTCCTTGTGCATCTTGATCCCAGTTTTGATCTGCGATAGCAGATGCAACACCATAATTTGTCTCTGGATCAGCTCCAGGATAGATTGGCACTGCACCAGAATCAACAAAGGTAGTAACTGTTGGGAAGGTGTTATGGAAGGTATCATTCTGACTACCTTGGTTTCCTCCAGCATAGAGATACTGAGAGAAGTTTGCCAGATAGTTCTTATACCAGATCTTTTGAGGAGAATTGACTTGAGATACCGCATCTTTTGCCTTAGACAGACCAACATGCTTCTCAAGAACATTACCTCTTACACCAGTGACAGAACCATCATCGTCAACCACAACAAGATGCATCTCATCATTCTCAGCATTACGCTCAGCAGCATATGCAGAGGTTCCTGGTTTTGGTGCAAGTGTGCTCCAGTAAACTTGAGCGTTATCTAAACCTAATGTCTGAGAGTTATACCAGTCATCAACACCAGAAATCTCAACTCTAGAATCTGCTTCAGTAACTTCAAGGACAATCTTGTCGTCTCTAAGAGCACTAATTGTCATAGTAGCGTCATCACCTGGGGTGACACCACCAATAACGTTACCTGGAATAGTAACTGTACCGCCGTTTGGATATGCAAGACCAGCATTCGTTGCTGTTACAGTACCAATACCACCACTTCCATCTCTATAGACGTTAAAGGAGATTCCAGAACCAACTGTACTTATACCTGCAACACTCAGATATACACCATTAGATGCTGCTGGAACAGTACTAGAAGTTGTAAGACCAATAGTCTTGACTGCACCCTGATCAAGGTCAAAACCACCAACAGAAGAACCACCAATAGATACTGTCTCACCAACAGTGTATCCTAAACCAGGGTTGGTAATTACAATGCCAGAAGCATCAACATTTCCATCAGTATTATTTCTTGTGATAGTAAATGTTGCTTGATTACCAGAACCAGATGCAGTTCCTGCTACACCAGTGTAAGATTGACCTTGCTCTCCATTAATTGGTGTGGATGTAGTAATTCCTACACTGGAGATAGAGTCAACTGGTGAAGCAATTGTTCCACCATTATCAACGAAGCTAATTCTCTGACCTTGAAGGAATGAAGAATAGGCACTGCCCTCAGCATACTTAACTCTATAATGTCTTCCTGGTTGTGTTCCACCAGTAGAGACTCTGGAATGAATCTTGACAGTAACAGCAGTAAGACCAATTTCTGGAGTATCAACAACTTGGGTAATGATTCCCTTCAGGAATCCTTGGAATGCCTCAGTTGTTCCAAGACCAGGAATAACTTGTCCACTGATATCAACTGTTACACCGTAACCAACAACCGCACCAACAGATGCACCAGAAGTTGTTCCAATACCGAGGATTTGGTCACCTAAGTCGTCAATGACACAAATCTTAAGATCATTAGACCAAGATCCTGGATTCTTTGCTGCATAATAGAAGTTAGATGCTGCAGTAGCATAGTTGCTATTGTAGTCATCAAAATTCTTGATCTTAGTTCCTGCAATAGCAGATGTTCCGATGCCAACGTTAGAGTTAGCAAGTAATGCTCCATCAGTACGAACTACTTTTAGGATACCACCGTATTGCAGATAAGAAGAAGCAGACATCCAGTATTCATACTGATTGTCCTCTGTCTTTGGTTTGCCGAAGTTGTTGATGAACTCTTGCTCGGTAGCAACCGTAATAGGCTCATTGACAGGTCCACGCTCAAATGGTCCTGCAATTGCTCCGATATTATCAAGAACGTTCTCAGCTCTTCCTACGGTTAAGTCAACCTCTCTAGTTAATACACCAGGAGATAATTGAGGAGTCGCCATGGATTCTGTCTCCTTGTAAGTCTCAGTTTATCTGAAAATATTTAGGAAAAGGGGCATTTACGCGGGGAATTTCAGCGTGAACTACCAATCTGGGTACTCCCATCGATCAAATACACTATTTGTCATCCTACTTACAACGATTCTTTTTTTTGTACAGTCCTTACATTCGTATGAGAATGATGATGGTATTACTCCTCTATCTTTTCTAGTTCTATAAAATCCTTCTATAAGATTTTTTCGCTCACCACAAATCCGACACTTCCTGTCATGAAGAAGTAGATGACCAAATTTTACCTGATCATCTAAATCCATTATCTATAGTCCCACATGTAAGACATATCACCATATTCATCAGTATGCCACCTATCGCCATCACTATCAACAAATGATGTATCTCCCAATCCATCATCCATAAATCCGAATGGTGCCATATCTTGCTCAATCTGATTCTTCTGTTCTTCGTAAAGTCTTTTACGAACGTCCTGATCTGTTAATTCTTTAAAGTAATCCTGTGCAACTAACCAAGCATATATGACCAAACACATTGCCAAGTCATCATTACAACCATCCTCTGCTTCAAATGAATTATGTTTTTGAATAAATGTCGTAAGTTCAGCAATTACATCATAATCTTTGAAGATTAACTTATCTTCTTCGATTAAAGTCTTAAGGTTCAGGCATCCAATCTTCTTTACAGTCTTAGACATTTTGACACCTAATTGTGTCTTTTTACCAGAGAATCCTTGCCCAACAATTTGACCTGCTCTACCTCTCATAGAACACATCAGAACATTTTCATATTCTAGGTCAAAATTTAGAATAGCTGCAACTTGATCACCAACATCATTAACTTCACATAATACAAATGCTTTGTTATAATTGTCTGCTACTTCTTTGATAATGCTGGGAAACAGCATTGGTTTAATTTCATTATTCCTATATTTACATACTAATTGATGTGGGAATGTTGTTATGTCAATGACGGTAAAAGCAGAATAGTCTCCTCCAACTCCCCTTGCAACGTCAACTGTAATCACATAATTATGATTTGGTTGTACATCGGTAAATACGTCTAACCCCTGATGTGTGATTGATGGTTGTTCATAAACCATCGTTCTTAGTTTGCTTGGAGCAATAAGAGTGTCAACAGATCCTAAGAATTCACACTCAAACTCAACTTTGAACTGCTGTTCAGAAGTGTTAGCAATTGTTTGACGTTTCCATTCATCATCCCTACCAGGTACGTCACTCCAATGAACTTCAGTTGGAATATACTCGTTCTTTTGACGCTCAGCGTCATGCCATAATTTATAGAAGTGATTCATACCGTGAGGTGTGCTCACGATAATAACTTTAGTATTCTTACCAGACGAAATTGTAGGATATACTGAACTGAAGAACTGATCAGCAATATGGTTTGCAACGAACGCAAATTCGTCCAGGAAGATGATGTTGTAGGATCCACCACGAACTGCAGATGCAGATGTAGATGCGGCAATAATCTTTGACCCATTCTCCAATTCAAGAGATGCTTTGTTCCAGGTCAAAACACCCTGCTGCAACCAGCGAGGTAAATTCTCATATGCAGTCTGCAATCTATCTAATAGGTCTTTAGCAGTAGACGCTTTGTTAGCAAGAATTGCAATATTTACGTTGTCATTAAAAATTGCATAGTGAAGTAGGTAAGACACAACAATAGTTGACTTACCAGACTGACGGGGTAGTTTGCATATGTTAAATCGGTTATGGTGGAATCGATCCAACATAACCTTTTGGAATTCATATGGTCTAAAATTCTGCAAACCATAATCCAGAGTAACAATCTGGATATAGTTCATTGCAAAGTAGACTGGATCATCAATACACTTTGCAAACTCAAGAACTTGTTCTTCTGTAAATTCTTGAGTTGTATTTGCTTTTTTTAGAAGCGGATTACCAAGATAATGATCAACAGCCATGAATTACTCAATAAATTGCGATTCCTACACCTTCGATTGTTCCAGATGCAGTTTTAAACAGATCAGTAGGATCCTTTCTAAGAACCACCTCAGCAACTTCGGTAACCGCCATAACATTTATGCGACCGATCTCATTACTTGCAGAGTCTGTTCTAATAACAGTGCAGGAAGATAAACCAGATACACTTACAAGTTGAAATAGAATTTCAGTCTGACCATCAAAGTCAGTCCCCGAAGTTCCAACGGTAGTAATACCAGTTTTGATTTTGATGGACATTTTACGAAATCTTTTTTCTATTTATTACCTTTGTTCAATCCAGTTCAATACTGCGAGTGCTGCTTTGTTAGTATTAGGTGAAGCACATGCTAAAGTATATACATCACTGATCGTTCCAATACCACTTCTACCAATTTGTAGTGCTGCTTTATCATCAACCTCTACAAGAGAAGAACCACCAGAAATCGTAAATCCACTCAGGACAATATTTCCACCAGTTATAGCAGTAGCACTTGTGTCGTATTGGGTAAAGGAGTTTGGATCTGGATGATCTGTCCAACTTGCACCAGTTAATGTTGGGTTCTCAATCAATCTCCAATAGACATTAGTATTATCATTCGTTGCTGTTTGTAGAGATCTAATCAGAGCAACAGCAGCCAATGAATCAGATTTTAATCTGAGACTTACGACTGGATAAAATGTATTTGCAAGTGCTAGTGTAGTGCCAGTAATCGGATTAGCAACACTTTCAAGAATACCAAGTTTCTCTGGTTCACCTTCCTGAATCAGAGAATTGGAACCCTGATATATGTAATGTGTACCAGCAACACCAGTTACATTTTCAATCTCAACACGAATGGGTAAGAATGGAGTAGAACACCAAACAAAGTCATTAGTATTTGAATTATCAAATGTATGAGACGGAATTGTCTCATTTTGTATTAACCAGGCAAACTCTACAAGACCAGCACCATACCATTCATAGTTGATAGAAATCATCTGCTGTTTTGTTGCATCAGCAGTTACACCAGTATATCCATTACCATCAAACTTTTCACCATTCCAATTGTCTCTAGTGACTCTGGTTTCTGTAACAATGCCTGTTGTATTACTACGAATTACATAAGAATAAGTGCCACCATCATCCTCAAAGTAAGCACCATTATTTTCATCAAATAATCCAAACCTTCTACGAATACCGACCTGTGGAGTATCAAGACGAATTGCAAACGCAAGAGTAGCAGCTCTGCCAGGAATGTATCTCATTACATTCTTGGTCTGTCGAACTACTTTACTTCCAGATGTAGAACCAACCTGCATTACTACATTACTGGAATTTGCATTATAAGTAGCAGTTGCACCGACTCCTACTACTTGCTCATCCCAGACATCAGATTCCTTTCCATATTGGAAAGTGTTGAAGAACACTGTCTGATATGGAGCAACCTTTAATCTGTTATTATTAGAAAACTGAGGTCTCCAATCTGTTTGGTTCCCCCAATGATCTGCAATATTATATACCTCAAATAGTGATCTTTCCTGGTTTAGAAAGTCCTGAGTTTGTTTATTCCATTGAGCCATAATCAGTCAACCCACTCTAGTTTTGAAGGGTGATATCTCTTTGCGCCCTTGATGTTGATGTTGGATTTTTGTGATGGATATACGTT